CGTATTGAAGTCAGTCTGGACGATATGACGATTTCCGTAGTACAAGGCGTGACGGCTATTCGGGTAGTTGTGGTGTACTCCAACACCAGGAACTACAATCGTGGTAGTGCCATCCCATCGTAGGACGGACTTGCTGAACCCACGGAGGATATAGACGTAGCCAATGCCCTGCGCCTGATAGAGTTCTACTTCATCTCCGCTGGCAATAGTCTCTCCGACGGGAAATGAAATCTTGGCAGACAGGGCTTCAGTATCAGGGGTGTATTTATACAGGCCATCAGATACCGCCAGGATGATGAGTTCCTGACCGGACGACGTGGTATAGGAGCAAGACCCGTAGATAACCTGACCGACGAGAGAGCCTTGGGTCAGTCGTTCAGCACCCTTACGGACAGTGGCAACGCCACGATCCATACGGATGTTCTGAGCCTTGGAGACGAAGTTCTTACCCAGATTGACCGGGTTGTCCCGGGAGTTCAAGCCGATGAACCCCTCGTCACCATCGACTGCGTACTCCCGGGTAGGCATTACTTACCCGTGATGGAGTGCCAAATCGCCAGCAACTTTTCGGAGTAGCGAGCGCCGACATAAACGCCACCAAGGAAGGTGACGGAAGCAAAGATGAGGGTAATCATTGGGAGATAGGGCGAAGCGGGGTTTCTTTGAACCGGATGTTGCGATCCGTAAGGAGTGTTTTGAGGTCTTCAAGCGTAGGGGCTGTGACTACTTCAACGCCTTCCATAACCAGATAGGGCATATCCTTCTTCATAGCGCCAAGGATCGAACCCTTGCCATCCTTGACCAAGGCGGCAACGCAATCGGATGTGTATTTAGATTTGATCATAAATTAGGCTGGCGACCAATTAACAAATCCAGCAGGGAATGAGAGTGCTGTTGTGGTAGAGTCTGTGAACCCGCCCCCATTCACGCTATCAGTAACAGCAACATAGATATAGCCGTACAGAGGGTTAAGCACATTCAGGCTTCCGACAATGTAAGTAGAGTCGATGTAAGTGACGGGGTAGTAGTCTCCAATATAGATAGCAATATTATAGTTGCTAGCCATAGCATCTAGAAACTTAGGGTACTCTGTGTAGAGCGTGTTGTTGTTGTACTGAAAAGAGACAGCCCATTGAACTTGAATTAGTGTCTCGCCAGCAGCCTCCATAACTGTCGGAGTTGCCGTCAAAGCCGCAATAGCGTCAGCATATCGCTGCTGGGTAGCATTAAGAGCGACACCTCCGCCACCACCACCTGTGTAGGCTGTGTTCTGAACTGTGCCGTCGGGGAAAATCAAGCAAGGGTCAACCTTCCAGCCGTACGCACCATTTTCATTAAGTGCAGACGGATACCACCCGAACATAAAGGACGCATTGTATGTCCCTTCATTGATCGTAGTAGTACCGATGAGTCCGACTTTCCTGTAAGAGTCGATGGTCTGTGTCTCGCAGACAATATTTACGGAGTCGCCAAGGGGATTACCTGTTCCAACAGCACCAGCATAAGCACCAGTTGTTGAAAGATAAGCAGAGTTCTCGACATTCCATTCAGAGAAACCAGTGACGCTTAGAGAATTACCAGAACCAGCGGCGGCGGTTGTCTGTGTAGTGCCATCTGCGAATGTGATGCCGTCCCACTTAATTGAGAGTCCGGGCATCCCTTCCCAAGATGTGGTAATACCAGCCGAAGAAGAGTTGACTACACTAGACCCAATTTGAATATTACTTGTGTCCGATCCGTTCGAGAAACTCAGACTGCCACCATACTGATGGATGTTAAGGTTTTGCTTGGCATCTTCAACGCTGGTCAAGTCAGCAAGATTGCTGGCTTTCTTCAGTGCTGTCGGGTCTGTTTCGATGGTGATACCACCGCCACCACCGCCCTGTGAGATATCAACGCCCATTAGACGACAGCGTAAGCGATGTGGACGGGTGTACCGGCGGCGCTGGCGATAGCCCGGATAACGCCGTTGTAGTTATCGAAGTCGATGTTGCCAAGGGGCGGGATAAGGATGCCGCTAGATCCAGTATCAGCCATGATGACCTGGATAGTTTCGCTGGCAGACTTATTCTGGACGACCACAACAACCCGGCGTTGGGGCGTAACGGCAGCAGCGAGGATGGTGCTGACAGAGGTTCCGACAGTGGCATCCAGGTGGGTAAATCCACGGATGAAGGGGGCAGAGAATGAGAGATTAGACATAAAGTTAGTAGGTGCGAACCATGTTGATGCGGATGCTTTGCTTCTGTTGGCGGAAAATCTTGTCGATTTCTAGGTCGAGCATAGCCTGGGCTTCCTGCTCAGCAATCTGAGCCGCCTCAATCTGGAGCTCGGATCGGAGCCAGTCGGCGTACATCCCGCGCGAAACGAAGGTTCCAAAGATATACGGGATTTCCTTCCTAGCCCACTTAGCGGGATGGGTAATAGGGGACTGACCGGCAGTGGTGGCTTCGACGCACTCCCAGAAGTCACCGTAGTGAGGCTTGCCGGGAATAGGCATCGTGGTGCCAGTGGCGCTTCCGCTGTCGAAGTAAGCCTGTGCTCCGACCGAATAGGCGAGACTGGACTTCCAGACGTCACCGAACAGTTCAGGCTTCTTTACGCGGTATTCCCCCCAGACCGTCGAAGGGTCTGAGCCGAAGACCAGCTTTACCACGCTGCCATCGTTATAGATGCGGTAGGATAGGGGCTGGGCTTTCGGGGTCAAAAGGGGGTCTTGGTCGTAGCAGTTCAAGACCTCGCCGGCGTCGGCGGGGATTGCTGCGGTGACGGTACCAGTGGTGCCATCTACCGTGAACTGAGCGACGCGAACCAAGTCAGGCCAGTCCTGAGACTCCCAGGCCATGCGTAGGCGCTGGTTGGCGAAGTCGCGGAACTGGGCAAACGTCTCGTCGGAGAGGTTGTGCCGATCCTGTCCAGCGAGCTGGATGCCTTCAAATAGGATGGTACTGAAGTTAACAGCTCTCAAGTGAGGTATCCGTCTGAGGTGAAAATTGACCCGTTGACCACCGTACGCTTGACGCGGTTTTTGACGGCGACCTCCGGGTTGTGCTTGATGAAGTCGTTCACGAACGCCTTGTCATCCCAGCACTCATAACCGAGGCGTTGACCCCAGTAATGAAAAGCAGCGAGGGGGATTTGGGCTTTAAGTTGCCCAACCCCCTCCAGGCTACTGGCGGCGTTCGCATGTCGGAACGCTGCCTGCTGCTTGGCCTGAGAATAGGCGGCTGTTTCCTGCATCCTCCACCCGTTGAGGAGTTCCCTCTCCACCTGATTTCTCAGATGGGAGGGGATGACCTCAGCGAATGACTGGATGATATCAGCCACCTGTTTATTAGGCGGTGAAGTCGAACTTACCGAAGGCCAGCGGGTTGTACACGCAGAGGCCGGCGACGGCTTCGACGAGACGCGCTTCGCCACCACCAGCGTTCGGGAGCTCGGAGACTTCAGCGACGTTGCCGCCGTAGCGCACTTCGAGCATGTCGAACGGGATGATGTAGCCCGAGAAGTTGTTCTTCAGGAACAGGCTCGGGTGGAGGCGGATCTGACCGAAATCACCCTCGAACACGTCCACGGAGCTGATGTAGGACGGCTCGGAGGAGTCGCGGGTCAGCGTGCGGATGGTGTTGTATTGGTTGGTGCCAGCAGCGGAGGTCGTGAAGACGAGGTTCGTGAACGCGCGCTTCAGGGTCGGGCCGACGATGGCGTCGTAGTTCTTGAACTGACCGGTCTGCGAGTAGATGCCGGTGAGGACGTCCTGAACGACGGACTCGGTGAGGGCGGCGGTGCCGACGGTGCTGATCTGCGAGGCGGACGGGCAGAACGAGGAGGCAGCGGCGGGGAGGTCAACGGTGTCGATGTTGGCAGCGGTGACGATCCACTTGTCAAGACCACGGGTGCGGTAGCCGACGGTGCCGTTGTCAACCTGAGCGCCCTGGCTGGAGCACATCGCGACTTCCATCTCGCGCTTGATCAGCGTGATGGCCTTCGAGACGTTGTTCGAGAGTTCGTCACGGACGCCGGCGACGTTGGTGACAGAGGACTGCGTGAGCTTCGAGACGCGGACGGACTTGCGGAAGACCTGGATGCGGTTCGAGAGTTCGACGCGGTACTGATTGGCGCCATCGACGGTGTAGTTGTCGTAGCTGGTGACGTCCGTGCCATCGACGACCGGCGTGGGAGCCGAGGTGGACGGGAGACGGTCAGCCTGCCAGCGGAACAGGGTGTTGCCGGGTTCGGCACCCTTCTTCGCCATGGAGGTGAAGGGGGTGTCCTTGGCATCGACGAGGGCGATGAGGTTAGCCAGGTCTTCGCGCTTACCGGCGTTGACGAGGGTGCGTTCTGTGAGGAGGGCCATGATAGTATTCCTATGTATGTATTAGGGGTTAGATGAAGTTCTTGGAGAGTAGAACTCGGGCGAGGTCTTCTGCATTGGTCGTTTTGCGGAAACGATCCACGGCGGTCTTCGCCTGTACTTCTGCGGGCTTGGACTTGACCGGGGTTACGGTAGGACGGACGGGCTGTACGGGTGCTTTCCTCGGAGCTGCCTGGGGAACCTGACCCTCGCGAGTCATGTATCCTCGAACATAGTCACCAATGAACATCTTGAAGTCGGGGAACGCCTTGAGTTTAGGGAAAACCTTCAGGACATTCTGAGCTACTTGATACTCCTTGCTTTCCGGCTTGTTCCACCAAGGATAGTGCTTGGTAGCGATTGGCTCAATCTGTTCGCGGGCTTGGATCGAGCCGAGCTGCTTGGGCAGCTGTTCCTCGATGGCGCGCGTCGCATTGACCAACATCCGGTTGACTTCCTCCTGACCGTATTCCTTGTCGCCAAGGGTAAAGCCATAAGGGTTCTCCATGCACTTGTACTTTAGCCAGCGGGCGTTTTCCAGTTCCTTTTCGACCTGTGCCTTAGTCTGAAGCGACTCGAACGGGTTAGATGCGTCTGTGACGCTGATTGCCGCCGGGTCGGACTGAGGTGCCGATTGGAGTTGCTGTTTCAGCGCTTCCATCTCCTCGCGGAGCTTGGTGACTTCCTCCTCGGCCTGCTTGCGCTTAGCCGTGAGTTTGTCGATGCGCTTCTGGACGCCCTTGGGAAGATCGCTGTCTTCTTCGTCGTCTTGCGTATGCTGTGAAGGAACTTCGTCGATACCATCCTCAGCCTGGGGGACTTCCGTGTCGGTTACTTCGTCTTGCAGAGACGCTTCACCGTCGTTGGTGTCCTTGACTTCCGTTTGGATTTCGCCCTCATCACCGGCCTCGGGCTGTGCCGCCTGCTCAGCGTCAGCGAACAGGGTGCTACGGAGGATATCCGCGAGCTTATCTTGATTTAACGCCCCTGACTGGGCATTTGACTGTACCTCGGTGTTGTTTTGAGCCGTTCCGATCTCGGCGTTTTGGTTTTCTTCCATATTCAGAGAGTTTTGCGTCCACTCAGAGGACGTATGGGCAATAACGCCCTAAAATGTTCTAAGTCAACGGGGGTCATCCCCGGCAGACGAGTTTGGCAAGATTACGCACCATTCTTGGTACCAAACCTTTCGCGCTGGGCTTCCGACTGCTCCGAGAGCAGCAAATCCCTAAAATCCCTGAGAGCTTCAGCCCGACCACACGCATGAACCCGCTTTTCGCCTTCAATGCTGTAAGAGATAGCCCTATCGACCTCAGCGGCGATAGCAGCGTCAGCATACGCGAGAACAGCGTCAAAGACCTCGTTTTTCTCGAACGCGAGCGTCTGTCTGACTTGTTTCGGGTCAAGCGCCATATCCGGGCTGCTGGCCTTCCTGAGCCATCTTATCCGAGACGGGGGTTACGCCCAGGCGCCCGATAGTCTTGTTCTGCTGCTGCTGAACGCTCATCTGGAGGTTCTGGACGTAGTTCTGCATCAGGGCTTGGAACTGAGGATCAGTCTGAGCCAGTTGCTGAGCCTTCGGGTTCTTCTGGATGATATCCTGGAGGTATTGCAGCTTGGCGCCGGCTGTCGGGTCGTTTTCGACGTATTGGACTTCCATGCCAGCCATCATCTTGGCGATATCCGTCTGGACGTCGTTGTATAGTTTCTGGGAGGCCGTCTTCTGGTCGAGCAGCAAGTCCTTAGCCGACTCAGGGCTGATGGCCTCGACGAAGCGAGCCGTAAGCTTATTCCGGTCGATAACGCCGCCGGCGTCCATGGGGACGACGAAAGATGCGATGGCCTTGAGCTTTTCCATGACGTAATCGGTGTCCAGCTCGCGGACGTTGTAGGAAATGCCGATATCGTACATCTGGGAGATCTCGTTCGGCGTCATCGTAATCGGGGTGCCGACGATGCGCTCGATTTCGCTTCCTTCGAGATACTGGACGGAAAGGCTGACCATCTGCTTGAGAACCCGGCTCCAGGCTGTAAGCCAGTTGTTCACGACGAACTGCTGGGTCATCTGGGTCTTCTGCGGGGGGACGGCAGGATGGAACAAGCCGAAATAGGCCGCGTTCTGGGCTTCCACACGATCAATAAGGTTGAAGGCGAGTGTAGGATTGCCCGAGGGCGGCGAAAGGAAAGAGTAGTCGTCAGGGGTTGTGACGGGAAGGAGCGAACCGGGTGCAATCTGGTTCTGCGTGCCGAGTCGCTTCTTGACCTTGATAGGGGGTAGCGTCTCGAAGGCTGTTCGGTCGCGAAGGCTGTCTTTCTGAGCCTTGATTTCCTCTTGGTCTGTAAAGGCGATCTCGGGGATGCCTCGGGACTCGACGACGGCGCGCTTCAGGCGCTCGCGGCGCAGCTCGATGAACGGATACTCCCCGTGGGCGTAATCCAGCTTGCTGTGCTTAGCGTAAGTCTCGACCTGGCTCGTTTGCGGAGAAAAGACCGTGTAATATACGCAAGGAACGCCGTTTTCGTCGATTTGACGGCTGTAAGCGTATACAATCTCAATCAGGTTGTCCGCCCGATGCAGGGCGTTCGAGACGTTCGACGTAACCGGGATAAGGTTAGGGTCGCTGAGGTAAGCGGACTTGCCGGCGGTGTTCGCGGCTTCTTCGACGAACGCTTCATCCCATCCGTCGGTCTTAATCATCTCTCGGAGCTCGACCTCGGACATGAACGTCCGGCGGAAGATGACGCGAGCCTCCTGAAGATCCAGCGTCTCAGGGGGGAAGCTGATTTCCTCGTAAGGCTTCAGGGCGGCGCAGACCGGGAGGTTGATGCGGTTGTATTGCTGGTTATACGTCGCGACGCCGGCATTGATGAGGTCTGTGGCGATACGACGCGCTTCCTCGGACGAACAACCAAGGGCATTTGCGAACAAATCCGACGTGATATCAGAGGCGCCGGTGGCAACCATCTGGCGGAGCGCTTCAGCGAGAACGCCATCGACGGCAGCACGCGCTTCGAGCGTAGGAAGGGTTTCGGTCACTTCGCGGCTACCCAATCGACGTTCCCAGCCGACGTGCATGACCGCCCAGCCGTAATTCAGGGAGTATTGCGCCCAAAGCTCGGCTTCACGCTCAAGATCAGGGCGGAGCTTGTTTTCGACGACCCAGCGCGCGAGAGTCTGGACGGAGGCGGCGGTGCTGGCGTCTCCGTACTCAGTTCCTGTGACTCGGATGCGGGCGAGCTGCCAGGAGTTCACCAAGAGCATCACCAATTCGTTGATAATGCTATCGACGAGGCGGACGCGGACGTCAGAGGCGCCCTCGAACGGGAACGCACCCTCTCCGTCGCGCTGATTGCGGCTGTATTTCTTGCCGTCGTCGCTCTGGCCTTCCCAGCGAGCAAGGCGGATATCGTCGTTGCTGTTGATGCGGCTGATATTGCCACCGTTCGTCAAAGAACGGTCGAACTCACTCTGAAGCTCCTGAATATCAGGCGTATCGCTCGCAAAAACGAGCTTATCGCTCCTGTTGTACTTGCTCTGCATTGATTTGTGTAAAATATTGGGATTTTGACTCGATATACTGGATCAGGGACAATTTGTGGAAGCGATATTGCCCTCCCAGCGTCTTGAAACACCGGACAAGTCCTTTCTTGCGAAGATTATCGAGTTCCCGTACGTCTATGCCCGTCATTTCCTCGGCAAGCGAACGAGAAAGCACGATTGGATAGTCTTTTGGGTCTTTTGGCATAAATTAATACGAACCACCACGGGTTGCCTTCCAGGTTTCCTCATCTTCCTGCTCCGGTTGCATGACGACGAGGTATCTCAGGCAGTCGATCGGGTCTTTCGACGCCCCTTTCTCTCCATCCGCCCCAGTCCACTCCCTGAGAGAGTAGATGAGGTTGTCGCAATCCTCTGAAATAAAGAGTTTCGGCTGATTTAGCACCGTGACGGGCTGGTTCTGGTCATAAGCCAGCGCGTCGTTGATGATAGCGATGCCTTCCTCGATCTTAATGCCAGCAGCCGGCGTGAAATACATCGGGTCTGGGTCAGTTTCCAGCAACTCGATAAGCGAAGTGCCTCCCTCTTTGCCCGCCGCCTGGGTAGCCCCTGCTCTCGGGTCGATAAAGCGCTCGGAAATCGACGTATCGCCCTCGACGTGTCGAATGATCTCCTTGTATTCATTGATACCCTTCCCTCCGCCGGCGCGCTGCGCCGCCCCAGCCTTACCGTCGAGTTTAGAGTCCGGAAGCGCCCACTCGCCGTAGGTCTTGTCAGGCCATTCGCGGTAGATGTACCATTTCGTGTTCTCGCCAGTCCCCACGGCGCGCAGCCAGAGCATGAACCAATTACGGGCTCCCGCAGGGTCGATGACCATGAAGTTCGTGCCTTCCGTCGGGATATCCGCCGGCTTCAGGATATTCGCGTCCCCGAAACGCGGGAATTGCGCCCCGGCAAGACCATCCGCCCAGCCGTAGGCTCGGATTTTTCTTTCGTAGGCCGTCTTCCCGTCCAGCGTCTTCCTGAGTTCGTCGAAAGGGTTGTACGGGTTGAACTCAGAGTGAAACCAGACGACGCCGGCATCTTTTCCGCGTGCTTTCGCCCGGTACGGCATATGCCCAAGCGGGACGCCAGGGACGTGTTGCTGCTTGGCGTCGAGGATCGTAGCCGGTCTAGTCTCAAGATACTTGCAACCAGAGACGTATTCCTTCACGACGTTCGAGTAGCCCTGAACCGGAGTGAACGTCACGATGAGCTTACCGCGACGGGTGACGACTCGGTAGCGCAGCGTCTCAACCCAGTCCAGCGGGACGAGCTCGTCGCACCAGATGATATCGCACTCACCACCCTCGATGACCCGCCTTTCCTGGGCGTAGTTCATGAAGTGGCACTGGCTCCCGTTCGGGAAGATGAACGTGCCGTCGGAAAAGCCGTTTTTCTGGGTGTACTGGATGTTAGTCACCCTGCCCTTCTTCAGACCCTTGAACTCAGGCGGAAGATACTTCCAGATGACGTTCTGCTGCATCTGGATCGAGGACTGGCTCGTCGTATGCAAGCACCAGACGCGGGCGTTCGGGATGTTCACCATCGCCGCGACCACGCGCTTAGCGGCCCATTCCGTCTTGCCGGCTCGGTTGCCACCCAGGACGCACACCTCCTGATACTGCTGCAAGAAGTCATCAGCCGCCTTCCAGTGGAAAGGCTCGTAGCCGTGACGATACGGGTCTTGCTTCTCAGCGAGGATCTTCTCCTCACGGATGCGCAATATCTCCGCCAGCTTCTCAGCCCCGAGCTTTTCCTTCAGAGCCTTGAGCTCGTCGGTGCTCGGAAGCCGGATGACTGGGTGCGGAGTGAGCTGCACTCGGATCAGCGACCCTTGTAGCCGACCTTCTTCTTGCCCTTCTTGCCATGCATCATGGCTTCCATCTTGGCGTAGTCGCCCTTCATCAAACCCTTGTCCTCGCGCTTCTGGTGCTTCTTGGACTCGGCGGCTTCGTGCTTCTTGTAATTCTTCATAGCGGCATCAGTTTCCCTTATGGCAAGGATAAGTCAAACTAATTCAGTCTTCCGCCCCCTGAGCCAGCCCCAAGATGCCCACCCTGAGAACCTTGCCCATGACGTCCTCGAAGTTCGTCCCGCCGAAGACCACGACCTTCCAACGCCCGTCCTTACCCTGCACGATGAACGCCCCCTGCTCGACGTAATTCGGCGCCCTCGACGAGAACTCAGCCAGGAACCCCTGCACCTGTTCGTCCTGACTGTCCTCGCTGATGCTGAAATCCCCGGCCTTCCGACCCTTGAACAGATCATCCGTCCGGAACACCGCCACGTCCATCACGTCGTCCTTCCGACGCCTAGCCCTCGTCTTCGGCTTAGCCGGCTTCCCCGTCGCCTTCGCCTTCTTCGGCTTCTTCCTCATCACCACTTCCCCCCGAAACGAGGATGACGCTTGGCAACCCAGCGCCCCGCGTCCTTCCGCAGCGGCACCTTCATCCCGACCACGAACTTCGTGTTGTCCTTGACGAGCACCTTGACCTCCTCCTTGCCCACCTTGCACATGATGATCCGGGGATTGCGCACCCTAGCCGTAACCACCCCGTCCCACTCCTGAGCAGCCACGCTGATCTGCTCCTCGACCTCCTTTACCTCCTCGTCAGCCAGGTTGAACCGAGCCTTGACCTTCATCATGCCAATCGGCGTCCATAGCACCTTCCAAGTGCTCTTGACCCTCCGGCTCGGCTCGTACACCCAGTCCAGCCCCTCAAAGCACTCCTTACGGAACGCAACGAGCTCCTTGCGGCTGATCCCCAAGGCATCCGGCAGACTGCTCTCACTGATACATTCTTCGCGGTTCATGCCTTAAACCTACGGCAATCCTACACCCTTTCAATATAAGTGTGAGTTCACTGCGTTCACTGTTCGTCACCCCCTGGGCTTCTCCGGCCTCCTGCCTCCGAACCCCATCCCCCGAGCAGGGGGACTGAGGGGGGTGTGGGGGTGGGTTCTAGGGAGGGGGTTTCCATCCCCCTGTCAAGTCGATCTTGCACTTAGCCTTACCCTATTAGTTCCCCTAATAGCCCCATAAGCCCTGCTTATTGCAGAAAAAGTCCATGGGGGTGAACCCGCTTGGGTTTCAGCTGATCGCCGGCAGGCTACCCCCTCCCCCCTTCGCCTTGCACCCCCTAAAATCCCCCTAAAACCCCCAAGTTTCCCCACCTTGCGGGGGTAGGGGTAGGGTGGGACGTTGCCGCGCGGGGCAGGGGTAGGGCGCGGGCTTCCCCCTATTGCCAAGCGCCAGGGGTAGGGTTGACGGGTTCGCACCCCTTTCCCTCCCCTTAATCCGCCTTTGCCCCGTGGGGTGGGCAAAAGAAAACCCCCGCAAGCTGTCAGGCAAGCGGGGGCGGGGAGCGCTGGGGGCGCGTGGGCTTTACTGTCCCTTATTCCAGCGCCATAGGACGGACGCGGGGAGCGCGCGCCCTATCAGGCTCAGGACGTAGGCGCGGAGGGAGCGCTTGGGGCGGGGGAGCTTCATGGGATTAGGCGGCGTCCTCGGGATGACGGTTAAAGAGGACGTAGGGGGCAAGGCTCATAAACTCCCCAGCGTAGGCGGCGGCGTTAAAATGTTCGGCGCGTTCAAGGACGGCAAAGGCGTTCTCTCTGTCCTCAAAGTTGGAAATTGAGGAAAGGGGGGCGTCGGCTTCGCGGGCGTCGATAACGTCAACTTCAAAGCGCGTGCGTAGGGTTTCCGTCAAGTCGGACATAAGTTGCGGGACGTCCCCGCTTTCTTCGCCGTGGACGGCGGACATGTAATCGTCGAAGACGGCAAGCCCGTTGCGGTCAATCTTGCGGAGATATTCGCGCAGGAAAGAGACGCAGGGGGTTAGGTGGGCGGGGGAGTTAGGATTAATCATGGCAAGGAAAGACAAAGGGGGAAGGG